ACAGGCACAGTGGTATGGCACCGTGATGTGCGAGATGTAGATTTAGATGAGGGTCAGTGGTTAGTGCTTGCTCGAACTAATTACATAGCAAACAACATCGCTCGAGATTTACGCGAAGACGGCTATGTCTTTTACAGAGAGGGCTCGGGTTGGTCTATCTCCCCGAACATATTGCAATCAATAGAGACTTGGTTGTTGTTATGCAAAGGCTCTGAGATATCGACTGAGAAATTGTGGCAATTTTGTGACCAACTTAGAAAGGGCTTTCTTACTAGGTCTGCAAAGAGCAGGCTCAAGAAGATGGAAGAGGGCGAAACTTTTAATCTGGGTCGATTAATAAACGAGTTTGAGTTGCAGGCATCCGAGCAAACCAAATGGTACGATATAATAAATGTATCAGAGACGGAGGAGATTTATATATCATCGGCTAGAAGGAGGAACGAGAAGATCCTAACAGGTACACCGAGGATAAAGATATCAACTATACACAAAGCCAAGGGAGGAGAGGCAGACAATGTATTATTAATTTTAGACTCATCAAGAGCAGCGTGTAAATCAAGGGACCACGATGCTGAGAAAAGAACTTTTTATGTTGGCGTAACCAGAGCCAAGAAAGAATTACATTTAGTAGAAGCAAAATCAGAATGGGGATTTTACATATGAAAAAAATAAATAAACTACAGAAGATTAAACGCTTGTTAAAAAAGCACCCAAAAAAGAACAATAAAGAGATAGGTGCTATGGCAAAAGCCAATCCAAACTATGTAGCTAAGATAAGAAGAATTGAAAAACAACATTACTTTCACTCTGTGTTTAATAATGATGATACTCAAATCAGTATTAATGAAGCTAGAGTAATAATGGGCAAGCCAAGACCTAAGAACAGGGTTTGGTTTTTAAACGAAGCTGAACTTTTAATTAACGGACCAAGGGCAAATGATTATGGAGAGTCCCAGATAAACCATGAAAGAATAGCAACTATGTGGAGCATTATCTGTAAGACGGAGATAACTCCAGAACAGGTTATTGCTTGTATGATAGCCTTGAAATTAAGTAGACTATCCGAGGATATAACTAAGAGTGATTCTTGGTTGGATATAATCGGCTATGCCGCCTTGGGTGGAGAAATGACAAATGTTAAAAGCTGACGGGTTTGATAAGGCAGTAATTGGCAGGGCTTTAAACCCTGTCAATCGTGAAGACGTTATTGTATATGATGCATATCTTTGCATGAAAGTATTAGTAGAGAGAGACGGCATGACAGAGGACGAAGCAATAGAGTATCTAGAATTTAATACGATAGGTGCTTTTGTAGGAGAATCTACTCCTATATTTTTATGGAGGATGTCTCTTGAAGAAGTCGAAGCATCAATTTGATTTTCTGGAAAACCCTGAATTTGACTTTGCTCACAAAGAAGATATGAAAGAACTATCTTTAGCCTCTATAGATAAAGACTGGTCACCTCCTCAAGTGTTTCCAGACTTAACAAAGCATAAAAGAATTGCTGTTGACTTGGAAACGAAAGACCCAAACATCAAGACCTTGGGACCAGGATGGCCTCGAAGGGATGGCTATGTAATTGGTATAGCTGTGGCGGCAGGAGATTATCAGGGATACTTTCCATTTAGACATGCGGAAGGTGAGAATTTACCAGAAGATACGGTGCTGTCATGGTTTAAGAAACAGATGGCAACGCCAAACATAGAAAAAGTTTTTCACAACTCGACTTATGATCTGGGTTGGCTACGAGCAGAGGGGATAGAGGTTCAAGGTCGAATCATCGACACCATGACAGCCGCCCCTTTGTTGGATGAGAACAGAAGATACTATAATCTAAACTCTTTATCAGGCGAGTATCTACAAGAATACAAGAACGAAAGACTGTTGAAGCAGGCGGCTACTTACTTTGGTGTAGATCCAAAAGCAGGTATGTGGCAACTGCCATGTAGATATGTTGGTCCATACGCTGAACAAGATGCGGCCGTGACTCTTAGACTCTGGAACAAGCTGTCAATAGAGCTCAAAGAACAAGAATGTGAATCGATATTCAATCTTGAAAGTTCTTTGATACCATGCCTGCTGGACATGAAAACAAAAGGGGTACGAGTTGATCTAGATAAAGCAGACAAAGTAAAGAAGCTACTCGAGAAAAGGGAAGCTGACCTGTTAGAAGAAATACGGGCCGAAACTGGTGTGTCTATCGAACCTTGGGCGGCTACATCTATAGCAAAAGCGTTTGATGCTCTTAGTCTTCCATACCATAGGACAGACAATACTGATGCGCCCTCCTTTACAAAGCAATTTCTTCAGAATCATGAACATCCAATAGCCTATAAGATATTAAAAATACGAGAGTTCAATAAAGCTAACACGACTTTCATCGATACGATTGTAGAACATAGCCATAACGGCAGACTACATTGTGACTTCAACCCACTGAGAAGTGACGATGGAGGTACCGTTACAGGTAGATTTAGTTCTTCTAACCCTAACCTACAACAGATACCTGCACGAGATCCAGAATTAAAGAAACTAATCAGAGGTTTGTTTATACCAGAAGAAGGTGCGGAGTGGGGCTCGTTTGATTATGCATCACAGGAACCTCGGTGGTTAGCACATTATTGTGCACAGATAAAAGGCCCTGCAAGACATCCACAGATTGATGAAGTGGTAGAGATGTACAAGCGAGGAGATGCAGACTTTCACCAGATGGTTGCAGATATGGCGGGTATCAAAAGAAAAGAAGCAAAGACAGTTAACCTTGGGATCATGTATGGCATGGGCAAAAGCAAGCTTGCAGGTGTGTTAGATATATCTGAAGCAGAGGCTACTAAACTTTTAGAAGTCTATCATGAAAAGGTTCCGTTTGTGAAAGGTATTGCAGACAGTGCCATGAACCATGCACAAAAAGAAGGTGTGATACGAACATGGTTAGGACGTAAGTGCAGGTTTGATATGTATGAGCCAAAGTCTTTTGGATTTAACAAAGCACTACCACTGAAAGAAGCACTACAACAGTACGGTGGCAAGGGCATGATTAGAAGAGCGTTCACATACAAGGCTCTTAACAAACTTATACAGGGCTCGAGTGCCGACCAGACAAAGAAAGCTATGGTGGATTGCTACAACGAGGGCCTTGTTCCAATGTTGACGGTGCACGATGAGCTTTGTTTTAACATAGAGTCAGAGGAACAGGCCACCAGAGTCGTTGAGATTATGGAAACCTGTGTGGAAGACCTGAATATTCCTTTCAAAGTAGATGCAGAGATGGGTAAGAACTGGGGTGAGGTTGGATAGTTGGTTTAGGTATTAACAATTATCCATATCAGTATGCCTAAGACTACACCAAGGCAGATAAATATTATAGTAAAGGCTAAAAACGTCAATTCTCGCGTCCTTCATGGTATATATACACGACTATCGCTGCTGAAGGGCCTGAGAATTGGGTTTTTTATCTAATGATTTCAGTAACTTACTAAAGAGGCTCAACAAGGTGTAAGGCGTGTTTTTTAGCTTCGTTGTTACGTCTAGTCCAACCTTTACCAAAAGTTTTAAAGTGAGACAGAGATTCATAGTAGTTTTGTCTGTCTGAGTACAGAGTATCTAACGTGTGCAGTACGTCAGCATCACTGACAAGGCCAATGGTCTGTGGTCCGATGGCACCGTCTTGTGTAGCACCGACTGCTTTTTGTAAAAATTTAATCGCTCTGCTTGGTCCAGAATTTACACCAAAATCAAAAATAAAATAATCAATACCGTTGGGTAGTTGACCACATTTCATTTTTTTCCAGTAATTGTTTTCATATATCGGGGCTACATCTTCTTCGGTTAACTCACGCATATCTTTTACTAACAAGTCGTTCTTCATGCAGTGCTTTTCGTACACACGCCTGGTCACCCCCATCATAGTCTCTCCTCCAGGGTCTTCAGCGTGATTAACGTGGCCTCCTTCGTGTTCCAGTACCCATGCCAGTGCCTTATTAAAGTTCTTCATATTATTGTCCTTGTAGTCTTCTTACTATTTGTAAATTTTTCAAAGCGTCTATTGGGTTGCCACCTAGAAGAGATGGATCTTGAGGCTGAACGGGGGCTGACTGAGCCTGTGTACTGGGAGGAACAACACTAGCAGTAGCCCCCGCCTGCGGTGTTGCCGATTGAATGGATTCGGCAACTGGGGCAGAGGGGGATGATATAACTTTAAATGGTTTTGAAAAATCAATAGCAGGAGAAGTGGTTGGCGTTGACTTATTAGAAGTGGTTGGCGTTTGCTGTTCTCCAAGCCTACGTCTTTTAAGCTGTCTTATTATTGACCTTATTTGTCTTATTGGTAATCGATTACCATTGTCTTTTACCCTTTCTATAACTTCATCAGAGGGCTCGAAGGGCACGAACTTACCTTTTAGTAAAGCCTCTGCATTGCCAACTTTATTTTCTTTTAAGGCTTTTTTTATTTCTCTATTAGAAAGTCCTAATGTTCTCATGTTTTCTATTACTCGATGCATATCGTTCATCACTCTAAATCGTGTTTCGTTAGCATCAATAAAAGTGCTTATTGCGTTGTCTGGATCTAACTGATTTCTTGTACTGACCGCAGTATTAAATATTTGAGAAGAATTTCTAATACTTGCATCATATTCATAACCACGATACATCAATATGTTTTCTGGTTTTACTTCTTGTTCTCTAATACCTGTAAAGGCACTAAACAATTCTTGTGCAAGTCTTCTTTCATTACCGTAAGGATCTTTGGAATCACCCCCAGAAGCCCCTATCAATGCTCTTGGAAGTCTTCCGAGTTCAAACCCAGGACGTTGAGTTTCTTTTTTCATGGCCTTTAACTCTATAGGCAAAACTCCAGGAACAAAAGCATCGGATACATGAAATATACTTTTGTAAACTTTATCTCCAATTGTGTCTTCTTTTCTATATACTTTAGCACCAGTAGGTGTGACACCTCCCCTTGTGGTTGCATCAAGAATCCTATTGGTAATTATAGATTCATCTGTGAACGGGCTAAAAAATTCTTCTACTACTCCCATCATAGCATCTGTTGCTATTTGGTCTGTGTCTTTGCCCATCTCTTCTCCACGAGACACTGCATTTAATGCAGCTAAGAATGGTCGTTGTAAAAAGTCATATGGATTTGTATAACTATAATCTACATATCCTTTGATTTTACCATTCTCAACAGTTGTAGGCAAAAGTCTGCTGTTTCGTTGCCATGGTGGTGCAACCTCTTTTAAAGCATCTATTTGTTCTTTGGTTATCTCAGTTAAATCAAGAGCTAAATTTTCAATAACCCCCGGAGCTATAGCCACGGTTGCGGTAGCACCCATTAATCTTCTCATGCCTATTTCTTGAACCTTAGTGTTAGAGCTTGCAAGTTCATCTAAACTTCTTTTAAGAGTATTTGCCCCAGTTCTAAGTATCTCAGCGGGAAAAGCTATAAAGTTTCCAAGAGGTAGCTTTCTAATTCCTTTTATAATTTCTGGAACACGTTCATAATTAGGTATTGTATTTTTAACTATGTCTGCTGCATATTCATCTAAATTTCTAATACTAGGGTTTCCTAAACTTCTCACATATGCATTTGCTTCTCGCGCACCTCCAAGAGCTTTTATTAGTTTATTCTTTTCAAACTCAAAGTTGTATATTTTCCATATATCATCACCGCCTTGGTAATAATCTTTCGGAGAACCAAGACCTGTTTTTCTAGAAACACCAGAAAGAAAGCTTGATATTTTGCCTCTTCTAAAAGTGTCCATGAAAGAACCAGAACTTGGTATTCCTAAATCGTCTATCCCGGCAGTTCTAGTTCCACCTAACCCCTCACTTAATAATCTATCGATTTCTTTAAGTTGAGCTTGTGTTCCAACTACTCCTAACCTTTGAAGTTCTTGATAATATTCTGCTCTGTTAGGCCGCCTAGCAATATTACCTAAAACAACACCCATACTATCAAACAAATTAATTCCTGCTCCTACGTTCCCTTGCATAGTTGAAAACAAACTAGCAGATGTTACGTTTCTTACTTGTGTAAAAGGTGAGTAGACTGTTTTGGCTGCTTGTGAAGCTCCCTTTGCTCTTAAAAAACCAGAGTACAATGCTTTTCCAACGTTACCTATTGTTCCAGCATCACCACGAACTCTAGATGTTAAATCATTAAACACTCTTCTTTGAGCAAACACTCCTTGCAAAGAACCAAATCCTTCGCCAAGTTCAATATAATTATCTCGAATTGAACGAGGGAGGTTAAGAATTGCTTCCTTGCCAAGAAACAAACCGCCTTCTCCATCTACTAAATTTTGATTTATGTATTTATAAAAATCGTCTACGGCTCTAAACTCAGCCATATCTGCTACTGTGCTTATAAAAGCTTCTTGTGGATCTTTTATCTCACCTAATAATCTACGCAATTGTTCTGGAACAGCTTGTCTTGTTGCAAACAACCCCGTTTTTATTTTGTTTTTAGCAACTCTTCCTACATTGTCGGATTGCTTGGGGAGTTTTCTACCAGACGTAGCGTATTTATCAACATACTCATCTGTAAGTCTTCGAGCAAAATCATCTGATACTTTAGTTCCCGTTGCTAGTTCTTCGACATCCCCAGCCACTCTTGGTAACCCCAACTCGTCAGCCATTTCTTGTGCAATTTTCGGGTTGCTTTTAAAAAACTCAACTGTTTTTGTTCTTTCTTTTACAAATTCATCAGATGTTAGAAAGTTTTTATCTTCAAATATTTTGTAGCGTCTTCTTAAATAAGACCCAATGTTTTCTACGATAGCATCAACTGCTTTATCACTTCCAGTTTTAGATAGATAGTCAGAATTTATTATATCTTTTGAAAGCTTGTCTACTTGCCCACGCATTTTCTTTGCAGAAGACCTCATAAAAGAGGGCAACATCTGTACTTCATCTGTGATTGAACCACTATCCAACAATTCTTTTGCTCGTGTTGTAAAAGAAGATTCTTTTGTGAGATATCCGTATAATACATTATTTAAAGAAGCTCTAGACAATGGAGAGCCATCTAATAAAACTTCTTCTGAAGAATCCAAAACTTTATCTATATCTTTTTCTAAGCTTCTTAAAGTTATTGCAGCTTTGTTTATTTCTGATTCAACCTTTCCGTTTATTGTTGAAGACTCTTCAAACATTTCTTGAGTCATGTTTCCTCTTGATCGAAACACAGAAAACAATGTGTTTAAGCTATTTCCAACAAGAGAGTCTTCGGTAGAAAGTTTGGCAATCGGTTGACCAAGCACTTTACCAGTTTTAAGAACAGACCTGGCTACGGGAGAAACAATTGGAGCATAAGTTTTTACCGCAGCATCTCCAGCAAACCCCAATGTTTTTAGCACTGGTCCTACAGATGCAGCCACTCCTGCTGCTTCAGATGCTAGTTTTGCTCTATTTAAAATGCTTGCGGCTGCTCTTTCTTTTCCTTTCAACCCTATAGTGTCAATTGTTTGTGTAGGTCCTGCCTCAAAAAAATCTCCGATGGTTGTAGTGCCATCTGTTGCAACCATAAAATCAGCTATACCTGCGGCACCAACTTGTGAAGCTCTTGTGGTAAATGTTCCGAGGTTCCGCAACTTAGCTAATTTGCTTACAGCACTAGCGGCTCCCAAACCAGGAACTGCAAATTGAGTTATGATTTCTGCTAACTCACCTGCGGTGCCCTCTGGATCTATACCAGCGGCATCTCTTACTCCATCAAAAAAATTAGTTACATTTCTTTCGTAGTCTGTATCGAAGCCATAATCATACAACGAAGTTCCAAGTTCTGCTATGCCCTGCGGTATGGCAAGTAGACCAGAAGCTACCCCTTCTGCTATTTCTTGAGTAGTTGTTTCTTGCTTATATGCCCCAGTTCTTCTATTTATTTGCTCTCTTGGAGATACTCTAGAGGTTCCTGTTTGAGGGGTAGATATGATTTTAAAGGGCTTAGTAAGGTCAAGCTCAGACATAACAAGTTACTCCACTAATTCAACTATGGGCTCGTTTCCGTCATATCCAATAACTTTATATTTTTTATCATTCTGTTCTAGTATAGAACCAACTTTTGGCTTGGCTTGTTCTACCACAGAACCAACTTTTGGCTCGGTTTTAGACTGATCGTCTTGTATTAAATAATATTGATTTCTAAACGCTTCTATTATTTGTTTATCTGTGGGTAGATAACTACCAGCATCAGCCTCTTCTTGAGTTACCTCTCCGCTAACAACTTTTTCCTCTATAATTTGCTCGCTCATTGCCTCTTTAGCGTCACTCGTCATTTGTTCCTGTATGTATCTTTCTTCGGTCATCCCCTTAGGTCCAGTATCATCCCTATCTATAAGAACCTCTTTCAAAATTAAATCACGATTCTCATCTACCCATGCTTGTCCTTCAGCGGTCCACTGTGTTTTACCATCCGTATCTATCTTAGCATATCCAAGTTCTATAGCGTTCTGGACAAACTCAGGCTTTTTAATAAGCATGTTTAAATCATTGGTAATTTGATTTTGTTTTTTTGTTTCATCTAAGGTTTCGCCTTTAAGTTCTAATTTGTCTTCTTGTATTTTTA